CCATCTTCGCCAGGTTGCCTTGCGATTTTGGCATTGCCAGGAATCTCGTGATCACTGACTCGATAATAAAAGTGAAGACCACCCGATGGTGTGAATTCTGCATAACCACCTGTGACCTTTTGCCAAATTTCAAGCAGACCAGAATTTGTTGCTAGATCAGTAGCTTCAGTCAAAAGCCCCATATCAACGGCGCGACCTTCGAATTCGAGCATCTCCAAATTTCCAGAGACGCGACCTGTGATTATGCCAAGTCCGGTTTGTGAAGGATCTTTGAACCATTGCTGGATCTGCATCCCATTGGCTCGCTCGGTCTGATATTTCTTCCATGATCCGATCGGTGCTTTGGTGCCATTTACAGCTGCTGGAACGACTGAGCATCCATTAGCGGCAAAGGCTAGAGCTGCGGTGAAGATTGGTGAGGATTGGTGTTGCTGATTCTCTGAATTCATATTTCGATCCCAACATAAAACTTAACGAGATCAATATCCATGCCATATTTGTCGATTTTTATGCCTAGGCCATATCCAGAAAGTTTTCCCCAGTGAAGCCAATACTTGCCGACCTTTAACTCTTTCATTACTTCCACCACCCCTTTGTTGATCCCAATAAATATAAAGCGAATAAGTAGCCAATCGAGTTGATGGCGGCAATATAAACCAAAATAACTTTAACCACGTTTCCCCTTAACTTAAAATCCAAATAATTAAAGCTGCGATTGATAAACACCAAAGAAAAACAGTAAGGAAATCTTTATCGCCTAACTCTTGCCGGCCCATCCATCCCCCTTGAACTCGATTCCTGGTGCTGTGTATTTGCGGTCCATAGATCTTTGGCATTTTGGACATAACGGTGCTACGAGTGGGAAGTCTGCGATCTTGGCCGAAACCTCTGTGGTTACTAAATGCTCATTGCAAATAAATTCATAAATTGCCATCAATCACAATCCCAACAGTCGGCTTCACATTTGCCAGTAACGCAACAGTCATTCGATTCGCGACCATGCGCTCGCTTCGGGTTGTCATCAAGAAATTTCTTCTTGGGCAAAATTATCAATTCACCAATTAAGATCGTTGAGAGAATTGCTGCCACGATAAACATGGCCATTGCTGTAACTAACATTTCTTTCCTTTCGGTTGATTCTTGCGTGCGCCGTTGGGACTCGAACCCAAAACTGGTGAAAGGTCATACGAAAAGCCCAGTTATCCGATCGGCGCGATCAACCCCCCTGGAGTTGAAATTTAGACCGTTAAATTAAAACGGTGCAGCTCCCAGTTGTTTCTTCAAAGCAGCCAAAACTGCTGGATCAACATCTGAAAGGTCAGCGTTAGGAGATGATGCTGAAGATAGCGGTGCGGAAGCAGTTAAACCATCGCCTTTGGAAACTGTCACATCGAAATGCTTCAGAGTCTTGCCACCGGCACGCTTTTCAATTTGTGTCAAAGTGATAGTCAGTGAATCGCCAACATTTGGACGCTTCTCAGCTAGTGCAGCTTTGAGTCGAACTTGTCCAGCGGTGACTGTGATCTCGCCGTCTGCTGAATCAAGTGTGATTTGTGGAGAGACGCTTCCGTCATCCCACCTGTGTGCGCCGATTGCAATTACTTTGCCAGAGACAGTGTCTCCAACATTTTCGAACTTGGCGTAATTGCCACCGACTTTCATGCCAGGGTCATCCCAGATTGACATGATTACCTTCTTTCCTTATTGGGTTGGGTTGGTAGATCCCCACCAGGGCATCCGGTGAGGACATCTGTGCTGCCAGGTAGATAAAAGGGACAGTAGTGGCAGAAACTGTCAATCGCTTGTAAAACTTTTAAGCTATCAATGCCCCCAGTGCGAACGACTTGCTTGACTGAATCTAATTTTTTAATTCCAGCCACAGCGATTTCAAGATTGAAAGGCTCGGTCCAGATATACATCGAACGCAACGATCCACCGCGTGGCAGAAATACGATCGCAACATCTCGAACTGAATATCCGGCGCGAAGTAAACCATAGGCATAGAGATGGGCTTGAGTGCGATATTGTTGACCGATTCCAAGTGACTTGTATCGTTTCAGTGAGGAATCACCAACGACTTTCCAGTCGATCACTAGCTCTCGCTCCATGTCAAATAGATCCACAGATCCACCCAATTCATCGGTGACTTCGACTCGATGCTCGATCAGATAGCGTGGCTTTTCTAAAGTTAAATTGAGATTTGAATACTGGTCGGCCAACCATGCGTGCACTGCTGTGCCGATTGTTGCCAGCCAGGTATCTGGTTGATTTGTCGATTCAACACCAAGCAAGCGATAACCAATTTTGCGGTAGCAGTCGCCACCAACTTCACTGGGACCGATCGAGCGTTGTTTTGATCTTGGTGCGTTAGCCGATGCCGCGTTGATATTGGTGCGGATCTCAAATCCAAGCTCGGTGGTATCGATCATTTAATTTTCCCCTTTAATAAAGTAAACAATTCCCCAAAACCAACCATCAACCCAAATCTTTAATTTTAGTCGAAAACTGGCATGATCTTTCCACTTATGATGTCCGACTGTTGAATGTTCATTAGCTTCCGGATTGCAAAAACTTGAACAGATAAAATGTTGCAACTCGGCAACGCTGTTGAACTTCTTCACATATCATCCTGACTTATAGGTCTGAACACTCTAGCAACCTGCACCGTCATGCACTGTTCGAGAGCTTCCTCGGTGAGGAAATTCTTGACCTTCTTTTGATCCAGGCGATTTGACTCGACATAATCATATTTCAGAACCGGAACTCCGTTGACGGTGGCCATAGTGCTATCGCCTAAAGCCAATTCAACGTGAGCCCGAGCGATGTCTGCCTTCTCAGTCAGCATCTTGATCTCGGCTTTGATTTGGTTATATTCAGCAAGCCAACCAGCAACCGATGCCGGCAACTCGAGAGCTTCATTCAATTCGTGCATATTCTCCCCCTTAGAAGAAATTGTGTTGTCTTTCGTGTTTAAGTGCAGCGCAAGCGCCACCACTGCCATAGCGCTCTGAGATGTAGGCAAGCATCGCGACGACCTGCGCTTTTGGATCGTTGCTGTGTCTTAAGCCAAGATTTCGATAAGTCGATGCTAAAAGTTGACCGACACCTTTAGCCGATGAAGTTGGAGATTTGGCGTAAGGATTTCCATGAGATTCGATGTTGATTACTTTGACTAAACACTTGTAAGAATTTTGATCAAGTAATTCGGCAGCGACTTGATACGCGGTGGCATTAGTCATCGCTACCTGCTTTGTCACTACCAGTGGAGAATGGATGTGATTCATCACGAAAACGACGTTGATCCCGATCAGAATCGTCACCAACGTTCGAGTTAGGAATTTACCCCAAGTTACCATCTGCCCACCTCTTTTCTTTCATTCTAACACCTTCTCAAAAGCCTTTTTAACTAAAGCAATAGCAATAAATTGTGGAATAAATTCAAAAGTTCCACCTTCTGTTTCTATTGGATAAGTTGTAGTTGCAGATAGCAATTCAACAATTTCTGCTAATAATTCATCGTGGGTCATTTCAACTCCTTCTCAATGGCTTGAATAGTTGGGCAATCTTTCCAAGCAGGGGGTTCATCACCTGTCGAGTTCATACAACCAAAACAAAGTCCACCATCATCACTATACAAACTTTCATCTACAAAATTTGAATAATATGGCTTATGCAATTCCGCTACTGCACGAAGAGCCTTCTCCGCTCTAGTTCCATTAGCCGCATATTCAGAAAATCCGCTCTCTGCATAACCAATGAAAATAATCGCATCTATCTCTTGAAGTAATTCATCGTGAGTCATCTCAATTCCTTCTCTATGGCTTGAATAGTGGGGCAGGGATAATGTTCTTTGCAACCTTCGCATTTAACAATACTTAATTTTTTAGGCAAAGGAATTTCTCCAATAAATGTTTTAGGCTTATGCAATTTCACTACTGCACGAAGTTCTTTCATATATTTAATATCGCAAAATTCGTAGCCTTCATTAATGGGATTACTTAACTTTGCCAGCAATTCATCGTGTGTCATTGCAACTCCTTTTCAATAGCCTGAATAGTTGGGCAGGGATAGGCAATTTGATAAGGACCCTCATTTGTCCATTGTTCGCAAGCATTACAATCCCCCATTGAATTAGGCTTATGCAATTCCACTACTGCAGGAAGAGCATTAAGTATTGGTATGGCGCCAAATTCAAAATAAACCGTATGAGTTAAAGAAGGTGTTAATTTGTCTAATAATTCGTCGTAATTCATATAAAAAAACTCCTAAACTCCTAGTGCCTCGTCGATCATCTTTTTTCTGTATCTTGAAACTGCCTGCTGAACTGCCCCTGGACTCATCTCTAAGCGACTGGCAATCCATTCATAAGAAAATCCTTGTTCCCGATATTTGTTAGCTCTTTCGCCCCTGTCGGAGCTGGCTTTACCACTACCAGTGCGCGGAATGAACTTGATCCGGTCACGACTTGATAAACCGCCCCAGATCCCATCGTGAATGTTTTCGTCGATTGCGAACTGGAGACATTCAATTCGGTGACTACAGGCTTGGCAGATCTTCTTAGCTTGTGGCGTAAAAATCCGGTTCTCACTTCTAGTTTCGGGAAAGAATAAATCCCCAAATCCTGTTTCGGCGCAAAGTGGATTTTCAAATTCTGGCACTTTATAGTTAAAGATTTCATTCATCATTCCTGTCGCCGTATCCTGCTTCTCTGAGTAGGTGGACCATGTCCTCGACTGTGAGAACGGCCCAGAACTTTTCGGGATGAGTTAACCCGATTCCATTAGGTTTTACAACTAGGATCCCAAGGTCGGCTTTAGCATTTACAGCTTCAACCTGTGCCTCTTTGATCCACTCGGGGAATTTGTAGGTGCGGTGATTCTTAACTTCCCACGCAAGGCAAGGTGTGCCGGTGATGTCGCCTTGATCGAATTCACCAGTTAGCGCTCGGCGTTCAGCGCCAGGAAATCCATGTTTGACCAGGAATTTCACTAGCGCTGACTCCGCAGCTGTGCCTTTGGCCTTGGCTTTAGACATTTAGTCCTTGACCGAAGTTAGCCGACGTGGTTGAGCAGTGACGGCTGCTCGAGGTTGAGAAAAGGCTGCATGATGGGTGAGGTTGTAGAGCATCTCACGAGATTGTTCTAACTCGCGACGAAGCTGTGCAAGCTCTTGGCGGGATTCAAAGGTTCCCATACGGCGTGCATATTCATAATAGCCGCCGATGTAAAAGAAAAGTGATGCAACTACCATCAACCATCCTACGAATTGATAATCTATTAACTTGATGATCATTATTTTTTCTCTGCTTTCTCTAGGACCGAAATGGTCACTGAAGATTCTTCAGCTGGCCAAAACGTGTGCTGGATTCCCTGATCTGTCATTACCTGAACGATGTCCACGTTACCTGGTGAGGTAAAGATTTCGGTGACTGTTCCGGTGAAGGATAGGACTATCTGATCTCCAATCTTCGGGGTCATTTCTTTCCCCCCTTAAGAATCTCCTCGAGTCTCTTTTGGTTTTTTTCGTATTGCATGGCGTTGGCGATTTGGATGTCAATTTCGTCTGGCATTTGAAACTTGACGATAAATGCAGTCGCCGCCAATATGATTAGGATGATGATCGTATAAATAACCATTTCCGTCCCCTGTCTTCGATGCACCCGATTTGGGCGTGGGATAACGGTCTCACGAATTCAGAACCTATGCAATAACCGACCATCGGCGTGTCTTACCCAAAAAATGCTGAAAAGCCCCCAACGCCGGCGAGGTGGCGTTGAGGGCTTGTGCATCATTCGGGAAGATTATTCGGGCTCTGTGGCCAATTCTCCGCTGATTGCGAGGTAAGCAGCACCGTCGATGAAGCTGTCGAGGTGGTTAGGGGTTTGAATTAAGCGGGCAACTTTGACCTGAGCCATACAGAGGGCAACTTGTGCCGGTGTTACTGGATGCTCCAAAACGATGCTCCAGAGAGCCGCAATGCGTTCATGATTGGTCTTAGGCGTGCCATAGTTTTTGTCTCGATCGCCATGAGTTAAGCGATTGGCTTCATCGAGAATTTCTTTGCGTCTTGCCATTTTTGCCCCCTGATCGTCTTGATTACCTTTGGCCAAATTACAGTCGGCGCATAAGGCTTGAAGATTTGACTCATCGTTGCTGCCACCTTTAGAGATGGGGACGATGTGGTCAATGTGTGGTTCGACCTTGAAAAGATCAGCTCCACAATGTTGGCAGATAAAGTTTGAAGATGCTAGGACCCGAAGCCTAGTCGTTTGAGGAAAGGAAATTCGGGTCGCTGACTTCGACTCCTTGCTTGACTTCTTCAGTAATTGTTTAATATCTGATCGAAGTGTCATTTTCTATTTTTTGCAGCGACAACCGTTGCCTTGGCCACGTTTTCGGTGCTTGCCAATAGAAGCTGATTTCACGTCATAATTATGCTGAGTCAATAGTCGAGCGATTGCCGCCGATGAAATCTCTTGATTATCTAAAAGATTTGATAAAGCTTTGGCATCCTCTGGACTAAGATCGCCAAGAATCTTCGCTATCTTGCAGATATAACCCTGCTGAAGCGGTGGATTCTTTAACAGATCCTCAATGGCATTTTTAAGCGACATTTGATGTGTTATGCAACCGGCTTAGTTGGCGTTGGAGTTGATTCTCCCTTTGCGATCTTTGTGGTGATACGCAAGGCCAATGGGCTGAAGAATGGATACTTTGCAACCAGGACTCGAGTCGCAGGTGCTGCAACTGCTCCAAGTGCTGAGTAAGCAAAAGATGCCAAGTTAAATTTTGCGTGTGGGCTTGCAATGTAATTTTTTCCATATTGGATAACAAAAGCAGTTTCAACTGCAATAAATGCGTGCCAATATGACTTAATCAGATCAGATTGCTTTGTTGATAGTTTCATTCTTCGCTCTCCATATTGTTGACGTAAGGTGTGACGATATGTGATTCCTGCTCGATGTCTGCACGTCCCGATTCTTGCTTTGGAGCCGAGACCCCTGTTAATGCCGCTAATACTACTTCACTGATATGACTTGGATCGATAGCAAAGTTTGACGCTTTCCAGACAGTTAATCCAGCGACACTCCCAAGTGCAACTGCTTTCGGATCTTTGTAGTGAAGCTTAAACATTAGGAGCCAGCCTTTGCCACCATCGAGGTATAAGTGAAAGCATCAATTCCTTTGTGACCTTTGAGTCCAGGATATTTTGCTTGGTAGACAGGGACCAAAGCCAATTCTTCAGCTGTTAAAACATCGTTGATCAAATTTGTTGGTAATAATCCGGCATTTGCCAAAGCTCTTGCAACGATCAATTCGGCATTACCTTTGGCTCCAATTTTGAAAGCCGATGTGCCAGGAAATGGCGGTGCAACGATTACGGTTGGTGGTTTGGTGGTTGCTGGTGTGCTTGAGTTTGTTAGAACTGCTGCACTGCCACCACCCAAAGCAGTCACCCCTGCAACTCCAGCAGCTAAACCCTTGTTTTGGGTTGCGTTGGTAGCAGGTCTGACTGGGTTTGGATATTTAGGACGAACGATCGCCATGACATTAAGGTAAGGCCGATGACGGCGAAATACCCCAATGCCATTAGCTTGATCTCCGGTTGCGTGATCCGGCGAAGTATTGCCTTCGATCGTAGTAATTCCGGCGGTTGAAGCATTTTCAATGATCCCGACATGGTCTGCAATGCCATTATTGCTGAAAGAATAGAAAACCAAATCACCGGTTCTCGCATCTTTGATGTTTACGACGCAACCTTGTTTTTGAAACCAAGACAATCCATCTGGGCAGTAACTAAACCCTTTTTGAGTTTGAGCAGATACCAGAGCCGAGACATTTGCTTGGGCGAAGACCCATGAGACGAACATCGCACAATAACTTTGATTTGGAATTCCATACCAAGCGCCATAAGGATTTTCGTTGTTTGGGCCTTCAATAAAACCGATTTGCTTTTGAGCAATGTTGACAATGTCGAGACCGCTGGTCACTGGTAGATCAACCTTTCAGCCAAATCGCCTGGAGTCACCAAATAATCTGGCTTCTCGAATAGTGGATGTTGGACATGACTATAACATTCAGCAACCAATTCTGAGCAGATATAACCATTTTTGGTTGACAGATATTTCATGAATTTAGTATTTGCCAAAATTTTCAACCCGAGAATTCGAAGCGTCAAATCAATGATTAGGAAAAATCCGTAAGGCTTACCGATGATTTGATGAGCCTTCCAGATAATTCCTTCACGCTGAATGTCGTTGATCTTCTCGTGACGATTCCAAGCAATGTGTGGATACTTTGAAATTAGGCTGATTTCAACTCCACGAGGATTGGCTTCGATGATCTTGCCTTGGCCAATATAAATAAAAGCGTGGTTCCAACGGCTGAGGGTTGCAAGTCGAATCAACTTGCCCATCAATCCGTTGGTTTTGACACAGCCATAATCCCCTGGCTTTGGCTCATAGGCTTTCGTCATCTATGCTCTCCATGATGATTTGAATGTCATCGGCTTCTTCTCTGGTCAATTTGCGAATTTCACGAAGGATCTGAGCATCTCGTTTTGTTTGAGATAACATCGAAATACCGACGATCAATTCAATGACCACAGCGATGAAGCTGGCAACTAACTGCCAATGAACATAAGATGCAGAATCTTTGAACCATGAAGGTTTAATCCACCAAGCGATGCTTAGGGCAGACCAAAGAATGATGAAATACCAGTTTCGGATGATGCCTTGAACTTTCCACGAAACTTGCTCGCTAAAAGTTAGGCTATCTCCGGTATCTGGATGAACATATTTACGCTTAAACATCCAATTCCCCTTCCTTGATGTGAAGGGATAATTTCTTGTTTTTGCGAAGTGTTCCAGCAATTATGTGGATGATTACCCGATGGAATATCCACCAAAGGACTCCCCCGATTGCTCCTGCGGTGAAGGTGAACCCATAAAAGATGTTCGCCCAGTTGGACCAGTCGTTGAGTGTTATTTAGTTTTTCCTTACTCTTGAGGTTTATTGCCCCCAGAGCCTATTTTACCAATATAAAGTTTCAAAGTTAAATTCTCCTGCGTTAAATTTGCTATGTGTTCGCCGAGAGCCTTAATTAACTCTGCCGCATCAATTTGAATGTTATCCATTTATTTTCCCCTTTAATTCAGTAACTTGTGCGGATAATTCTTGAACTGCTTTAATCAATGGTGAAATAAATTGCTCGTAAGAAATAGATTGATAAGAATCGGATTTTGTTAAATCATCTTGAACCCAACCAGCAAAATCTCCAACATTAGCCTTATCAAGTGCGGATTTAACTTCTTGAGCAATTAGTCCGTAATGAGTGCGTTTTCCTGGCAAAGTGGTTGTTTTGTAAACTGGCTTTCCATTTTGATCAGTCGATTCAATTATTGGATTTCCGGTAGAATCTAATTCAATCTGATTTCCCCCGACAATCCACTTATAACTGACAGGATTTAAGGATTTAATGAAATCAAGACCCAAGGCC